CCGGTTGACCCCGGTCATGCGCTGGTACCACGCGGCTTGCACGTGATAGCGGAACTGGGCGCACGACTTGCCGAAGGACGCGGGTGAGGCGTCCTGGGTGGTTTTGACATCGATGATGTAGTCCTTGCCGAGCCCGTCGATGCGAGCCTTGACCTTCACGCCATTCCACGAGTCGAAGCACGAGACCTCGGTCTGGATGCCGTTGAGTAACGGCGCTGCGGCAGGGTGAGCGTGAACCGCGGCTGCGGCTCCGGTGATGTTGTCCCACTGCTCTTGATTGAGAGGGATCTTGCCAGAAGCGATGACCGCCTCGTAGGCCATCTTGCCATCCTTGTTGCGCCGATCTCCGGTGAACACCGCGTAGGACTTGGCGAACAGCTCAGGCTCAAGGATCGCCATGTGGACGGCGGTCCCGAACTCCAGTGCAGGTGACGACTCGTTCTTGGTCGTGCCATCCTGCCAAGCGCGGAAGTGGGCGGGCGACTTACGGAACTGATCGAGCCCGGACTTCGAGAGTGCCTTGGTGCCGTGGTAGATGGCAGCAGGCATGTTGCAGATGATTTCTCCGCTCACGGCTGGACCTCCGAGTTCACGATTTCGGGAGTCACGATCACGGGCAGCTTGCCGAGGATCAGATCAGGCTTGCTGATGTACTTGCTGGCGAAGGTGTCATCCAGATCGCGGAATGTCTGGCCTTCCTTGATTCGACCGGCTTTGAGCAGCAGGGCGTTCACATCGGACTCGCGTGACTCGAAAAGTTCTTCGAGTTTGGCAGTGAGGTCGAAGCTCTTGGTGGGAGCGACAGGCGTCTCAGCAATGGCTGGCTGGAAGTCCTCGGTCTCCTCAGGGGTGTAGATGCCGGCCACCACTTCAGGAGCCAGCATGCGGATCGCTTTGCTGATGCACCGAGCACGGAGCATGGCACCAGGATCCTTGGCCCATCCGGAACCCGGCTTAGCAGGCAGGAGACCGGCGAGCTTGGCGTCCTCGGTAGAGAACCCGATCTCGCACTGGTTACCATCGTAGGACCAGACAGCGATCGCTGCCTTGGTATCGAACTGCTTCCACACCACCTTGCCGCCGCGGGCGCGGTAGCCGGCCAGCATGGCATCGGAGCGCATGCTGAGGGAGCCATTGATGATGTGGTACTCGCGCTTGAAATCGAACGGGGTCTTCTTCTCGGCGGCGCACTGCCACGCGATGAGCTTTCCCTGTTCGACCTTGGTGCATCCCAGCATTCCGCTGGCTGCTATCCACTCGCCCATCTTCTCGATGGCGGTGATGGGGTCTGCGATCTTGCTGTACATCTCGGAGGATGCATCAGCGGTTGTCGTTGCGATTGCGTTCATTTGCTGTTGTTTCGGAGTAGTTGCTCGATGACGTCGGAGCGAACACGGATCGTGCGCTTCGTTGCCTTCATGGCTGGAAGCCGACCATCCCTGATCCATCGACGCACCGTCTCGGGATGAGTCCCGAGGGTCTGTGCGATCTCTTTGATCGAGAGTAGTTTTACGCTCACGGGGAAGAAGTTACCCCGTGTTGCCGAGTGTTGCAAACTATTTCTTGCGGAAATTATTCCTCGAAGCCTCGGCGGGGAGCAACGGGCGTCAAAGTCTGGCCAGATTTCGCAATTTCCTGAAGGAATCTCAACTTTCCGATCTCAAGCCCTCTGTCATACGCCTCGGACAGGAACTTGATGCGAGATTCGTCTCCGAGCTGCTGGTAGGCACCGCTCATGAAGGCGCGTTCTGCGAACATCCGTCGGTAAAACCCGACAAGTTGAGCGTATCGGTCGTACTGATCAGGTGTCATCCGTTCGAACGTCTGATTCCTGTAGGTGAGCTGCGGATTCGGCACCGACGGAATCGCCTTGTTGTCGGCAGTCCTACGCCACACGCGGTAAATCGAGGCATTCAGCGGGTCGGCATCGATTTCCCGGCGATTCCAGAAATCCACGAACTGGTCGATCCATGGATTTCCATTCTTAGGCGTCTGCCTAACCGCTTCTCCCCACAGATTTCGGCGCATTGGCATCGCATCTGGATCCCTTGTTCCGGGGATTTGAGCGCCAGGAAAAACAAGCCTCAATGCAGCGTATCGCTGGTTCAACTCGTTCACCGTGTCTTTCAAGATGCCTTCACCGCCCGTGACGGGCAGGTACTCGCGTTCAGCGCGGCGAATGGATCCCAACGTAGCTGGGGCGATTGGAGAAGCAGCGGTGACGTTGAGGCTCTTGATGAACCGCTCAAGCGACGCTTCGGATTCTTCGGACAACAGTTTGATGAACTCGCTGGTGCCCTTCAGGAACTGCTGTTCCATGATGAAGTTGATGCCAGACAAAATTGATCCTTTGCCAATGGCAAAAAGATCAGGCTCATCGATACGAGCCCGTTCGGCGATACGCTTCGAGGATCCAACGATGATTCCGAGTGCTCCAGCCGTTCCTAGTCCAGACAGGTCTTTGACGATATCACCCGGCTGGAAGCTAGGATCCTGACCAGCGGTGAGGCGTCGAAGTCCAGATACATTGATTGTTCCAGGAGGCATGACACCACCAGCCTTGGCCAGCTCGCGGGCCTTGTTGGTCTCTCCGGGAGTGTCGAGGTTAGGGGTGATGATCCCCTTGTCGTACAGGTAGGAGAACGCCCCCATCACCATACTTCCGACGATGAGTCGGCCAAAAGCCTGCTCGCGAGCCCTTACTGTCATGTTCTTCCAGTTGAACCCCTGAAGCACAGCGGCTGGCGTAAACGACACAACCTCTGCGGCGACGTTAATTGGAGTTTTTTGGAATAGATTGATTAATCGGTATGGGATGTAAGCAACTGAGCCAGCAGGCAGTTGTTTAACGACCCGATTGAGTCCTGAAAACATCTTAGTAGCTGCATTGTCCTGTTGGAACACGGCCCGAGCAGACTCAAATTCAATAGTGTTGATGTCCTCCGCGGTTAAACCTTTGCGACCTTCTGAACGGGCCTTATCAGAAATTCGTACAAGCTCAGGATCCTTGAGCGCCAACTTGATCTGACCATCAGTAAGACCGCGCATGCGACCGATTTCAGATATGATCACAGCACGTGCCGATTGGCGGAACGGAAGATCGGTCGCCTGAGTCAGTCGCAGCATGATGTCGGGCATCACGCCGACCGTGGCTTCTACGATATTGCGAACAACGTTGCCGTTGTACTCGCCCTGCATCGCTTCGTAGAGATTTCCCCAAGCCCGTTGGAAGTTGAGCGGATTTCCAATACTTGTCCCAAGTTCGTATGGGTTGGCGTTGGAACCCTTGAGCAAAGTCCTCTGAAACGCAGGCAGAGATTCCCCGAATGCCTTAATGCGTTCAAGAATCCGAGACCTGTAGTTGTAAGTGTTGTTCTTGTTTCTGGAAACCGCCATGTCGATCAGCGCAGTCGTCATGTCAGCCACCTCAATCATCGGAAGCCTGATTGCGTTGTAGACAACATTCTTGACGATAGAGAGCGGTGCCATGACCGATCCCTGAACAAGTGATATGAACAGATCCGCAGCGGAAGATGGGTTAATCTTGGCGACTGTCTCGTTCAATGTCACATCAGCTTCCATTCGGAGCGTATCGGCAGCGATAATTCGGTCGATTGCACTCTTGATTTCAGCAGGGTTATTGGACTCAAAAGCGGTTCTTGCTTCAACGCGAGCAGCGTTTACAGCGTCCTGAGCAATCTTGTACTGATCCATCGCAGTTCCGAGCTGCTCGGATTGCTTAGGTGTCATCGGCTTTCGCTTGTTCTGCTCAAGCGACTTGGTGACGAGCTGGATTACGCCCTCACGACTGGCCGACTTGAGGAGCTTGAACTGGTTGATGAGCTGACCCCAAGTGGTACCGCTCTTGGCGAGAGACACCGCGGTTTTGCTCGCACCATCCATATCGCCACTGGCGATCTGGCGATTGAACTGCTCCATTCCTGAAATAACCCGAGTGTTGGATTCCGGATCGATGATGTCTGCGGCCAGCTCACGGTCGCTTTTGGTGGAAGCGTCGAACGCTTCATCCGCAACATTCTGTCTCTTATAAGCAGCCTCTGGAGAAGCTGCTACAGCTTCACGAATGACAGGCGGAACTCCAGGAGCAGCAGCCACGCGTTCAGCAAAACGCCGAGGTTCCATTGCAGGTGGAACATTGACACGGGAAGGTGTCTGGATCGTTCGCGTGAGTTGAGACCCAAATTCAGCCTCATCGAACTTGCCCTTGAAGTTCTGCTTGGCGTAGCGGATTCCCGCGGCAACACCGTCGGCCACGGTTCCGCCTGCGCGGATCACAGCTTGGGCAACCGACAGCGCACCGTTCCAAGCCGCGCCCATGAGTTGAGGGAACGGATTTGCACCGACACCGGGTTCAACTTCAGCACGGAGTCCTTCGAGCCTCTGAGCAACGGTTTCAGCCTTCTGGCGGAACTTGCCTTGAGTCTCTTCGAGCGCCTTGTTCCAGACCTCGTTGAAGATGATTTCCTCAGCAACGGCTTGGCCTGCCGGCTTCTCCTTCATCCGAAGCAACTTCTCGACCGTTGCCCTGGTGACTCTTACGGATTCACCACGAGCAGCGCCTGACTCCAACGCTTCAGCGGCGGCTTCCGCGGCAAGGCGACGGTCTCTGGATTGGAGAGCACGAGCGAGTTTCTCACTGGCAGTTTCAAGAGGAACGCGAGCCTGCTCTGCCGCAATCCTCTGCTGTTCAGCGGCCACACGCTCATCACGAGCGCGGAGCCGTTCAGCCATGATATCCTCGGCGCTGCGAAGCGGAGTGCCTTCTCGAACAGCCTCTTCAACGATAGCCTCTCGTTGAGGTAGTAGGCCACCTTCACGAGCGGGTCTGGGCTCAGTGAGAACCTCAGGTGCTTCGATGCGAGGCTCGATCTGTCGGCGCAGCTCTTCGGCAATCTGACGGGCAGAAGGGCGCGGTTGATCGGCCTCCTCTCTCATCAACTCTTCGACAGTCAGTTCTCGGCGACCAAGAGCTGATCGAATGGCAGCAGCTCGTTCTCTTTGAGCCTGTCGTTCAGCCGAGCGTTGAGCCTGTATTTCCTCAGCGCCCCTAAGGGTTTCAGGACGCGCAGCTTCTTGCTCCGCAGCGATCCGCTCATCACGAACACGAAGTCGTTCAGCGAGCATCTCCTCAGTGGATCGAAGGGGAGTTCCTTCAGGAGCAGCAGCCTGAATGACAGGGGGCTGTCCAACTTCACGGGCGTATCCAGACCCTTTTCTGCGAAGTTTTTCGATTACCGTATTTGGAGTATCTTGCCGTGTAACAGTGATTCCATTCTCGTTTGCGATTCGCTCCAAATTGCGAGTAATCTGAGCGGGAACACCTCCGGAATCGACCTTAGCAAGGAGATCTACTGCTTCAGATGTTATGAATTGTCCACGAGCTGCCGCGGCTGCATCTCTACGAGCCTGAGCTTCATCGATGTAATCACGAACCGCTGGAGGGACTTCTTCGCTTGGAATTACCGGAGGCTTGTTTGCTTCTTGTCGCTCGCGGAACAATTGCTCGGCTGTCTTGAGCGGTGTTCCAGATACCTCTGCGGCTTTTTCAAGTGCCGCCTGTTGGTTGGCTTCTTGGAAAGCCTGCTCTTGAGCAACAGCAGCCCGCTCTTCCTCTGTAACAAAACGAGAGCGAGAGCGAGGCCCTTCTCCAACCGGTTCCTGTCGAAAGATGAAAGGTTCATCAGGATTCATTTCCGAAGTGAATCTCCGGAACTGATCCCTAAGATTCTCAACCGGAACAATCTGATCCATCTCGTTGAGCAAACCCTCAACTTTGCTGATGGCCTCTCCAACGGTCTGCTTGCGTGACGCCAATTGCTCAAGCACCTGAGCCTGAGTGACTCCGCGCTTCATCCCGAAGGTCTTGCCAACCTGAGCGCCAAGACCTGCGGAAAACAGCATTCCAACACCAGCTTCAAGCGAAGCCTTCAGTTTCTGCTCAGGAGTAGCATTCGGATCAACGACGGTTTGGAGAGCCATCCCTGTGGACTCTGCTGCTCCAAGCGCAATTGGAGGAAGCAGTGCAGGTGCAACCAGTCGGCCAACTTGTTCTACAGCATTTGCAGAGTCTTTTAATCGATGTCCCCCGGGGAATTCCATTAACTCTTTTTGCAACGCTTCAGGAAAAGAACCGCTTCCTGAAGCTCTACGAAGATCAGCAATCTGAGCAGCACGAACCGCTGAAGGCGTGGTTGTCTCTGCAAACTCAGCACCTGCAACCAACTGCGGAATGCGAGAAGCCTGACGAGCGGCACCGGCAATGCCGAGGCTCATCAGATTCATTGGGGACAAAAGGTCAGCCGAAACCTGACCTGCCACCTGTCCGACGGGACGAGTTACGGATTCAGGAATCGGAGTGTATTCGCTGACGACCTCACCCAATCTGCCACCAAGCGAGGCAGCAAGCTCCCGCTTTTCTGGGGATGCTGAGCCAAGAGCTAAGATGCCTTCTCTCTCGATTTGAGAAGCGCCTTGCAGCAGCTCTTCGGGCTTTTCACGACCACCGGTCAGCCTGCGAACAGCTTCTGCACCTTGTTGGACCACTCTTCCGGTCGTCGCAATGTCCTCAGGCATCGGCCTTCCGAATGCCAGAGGAGCGGCAACACGGGCCAAAGAAGGGGCAACAGCCTTGGCCTGCTCGTACAGACTCGGGGGAGCCTGAAGTACCGGAGCATTCGGATACTTTTGTTGGCCATAAAAAGCAAATGCTCTATTAATATCATCAAGATCTGGCGCTTTGTCGCCTTCAAGATCAAGAGTAACGCCAGTTGATTCTTGAAAAACTCTATATTTAGGCATATTACTTCAGTTCTTCTTTTCCTGGTATTGTTACCTTATAACCGGGAAAACTGGTAGGCTTCTCTTCTTTCTTGGTAGACGTCGTTCCAGGATCAGGTTCGCCAGCAAACGGGCTTGGTCCGCTTTGACCCATAAACTGCTCGACCAGCCTCTTCTGCTCTTCGTACGGAACAGACTTGCTGAATGTCAGCTTTGCTTCCGGACGATACGTGAAAGGGTTTATACCCCAAGTGGTCGAAAAAGGAGGCTCTTCAGAAGGTGCTTGAGAAATGAATTTCTTCAGCACTGGATCCTTTTCAGCCATCGCTTCGATCTGTTCCGGAGTGCCACCAATGGTTCCCCTGCCAGGGATGTTGTAGCTCATGTAACCGCTCTTGATCCTGCGAGCCTCTTGCTCCTGATCTTGGAGAGCTTTTTCGTAGGAGTACTGCCGCTCAACTTCTTCGATCGGTTCAAGAGCAGAGATTGGAGCGGCCATTGCGCCACCAAGCCCGCGATCTCCTCCGACTTGGTAATTCGGGCGAGATTCCAATAATCCGCGCATTTCAGGACGCTTTGCTTCACGAGCAGCGATTTCGGCATCTCTTTGACGACGAGCAATCGCTTCGTCCTGAGCAGCAATCCTCTTGAGTTCATCCTCAAGCATCTGACCGCGCTGCGCTTTCATGCGCTCGTTCAACCGTTGCTCCTGCAACGAAGCGAGATCCTCTTCCATCAGAGCCCGCTTGGCCAAATTGCGCTGGCGGATCTGCTCGTTGGTACCAGTGAACTCGCCGGCCAAACCTCCGGTCAACATGGTCAGGCCCTTGAGCAGCGGATTCACACGCTGCGTAGCCTGAGCCTCAAGTTTCTTTCTGATTTCTTCGGGTGTAGCCATAGATCGTTAGCTCTGTTCGTTGAGAATTGACCGGCGGGCCATGCGACCGCCCATGCTTCGCATCGCCGCGGCGAGGATCTCCTCGGGATCGTAGTTGATGTCGCGGAAATACCTGCTCGGAGCCATGTCCCGATTGCGAGTCAGCACGGGGTTTACCGGAAGCTCGGGCAGCGGGGTCGTGATGACTGGCCTGCTCAGCACCGAGGCACCGGGGAGTACGATGGGGTTGCGAGTGGTCGTTGACGGAAAACTGGTTGTGGGCTGTAAGGTGAATTGAGGTTTATCCAACGGGATCAACCCTGGAGTGATAGGCTTGCTCTCTATAGCGGGGCCGGCAACACCAGTGTCCTCTATGTAGTAAGGCTTCTCGCCTCCTTGGACGGGGTTTGTAACAACGCCTGAGAAAATGTTGGTATTAACATCTTCCACCTTTGGGAGAGATGTCTCAGGAAGAGGATTCACCGGAGTGGGTTCCGATGGTCCCTGAAGATTCATCCCGCCTTCCCTGATGTACCTTTCCCTGTTTTCATCGGTTATCAGGCTGGTTCCAGAGTCTTCTCCCTCGCTGCTGTAGGTTGGTTGCTGAGATACAGGAGGCGAGGTTGGCTCAGGAGCAGGCGATGAAACCGGAGTAAACGTCTGGATATTGCTCAGATCCAAAGCGGGACGATTGATCTCGGTCCACCTTGTTGGCCCACCAGTGTACGGAGTCGGTTCAGGAGTCGGTTCAGGAGTCGAGTAGTAGCTCAGCGGATCGACCGGAGGCTGGGCGTATCCGGATCGAGTTACTGGTCCGAACTTAGGGGTTGGAGGGGTCGATAGATCGACTGCTGGCCTATTGTATTCCCAGTCATCGATCTGCCAGTCCCAGCGATTCCCAGCGTTATCGACATATTCATCTCCAACTCGAAGTCCACCCGTGCCAGGAATGATTGCTCCCCATGGCAGATACTGGTCGCCGGCAAGATATAGCCTCTCAGACGCCTGATTCGGACTTGATGAATCCGTTCCAGATCCTGACGTATCTGTGCTGGTATCGTTTGCCATTGATCAGGCTTTCGGGATGAGGCTCTTGATTCGACCGAGCATCCAGTTGGCCACGATCTTCTTGGTCTTCGGCTTGTCCTTGAGCCACTTGGCGAACTTCTCGGCATTGCTGTCGTAGAAGCTCTTGAACCACTTGGGACCGACAAGCTCCTTCCAGAAGTAGAACGCCTCCCACTGATCGGGAATGCACTCGCGGGCCACGTAGCAGCCGGCAAGGCCGAATCCGCTGAATGCCTGACCGAGGTTTCCGATGCTGCTCGTGACGCCCTGAGCAATGGCAAGAGGAGAATTGGCCTTCGAGGCTTCAAACGCGTTCTGAGCGTTCTGTAGTGCGAAGCTCGAACCCATCTGCATCGACTGAGCTGGACTTGCCATTTGCATTCCCTGCATGAGCTGAGGAACAGCAAATGGCGAAGCGCCCTGTTGAAGACCTCCAAGTTGAGAAGCCTGCGAAACGATCGGCTGGAGTCCCAGGGCAGACTGGATGTTGGCAATGTTCTGCTGGCGACTGGCCTGCTGCTGCTGCTGCGCGGCCATCTGACCGGCGAAGCTCTGCTGCATCGCAGTATTCCGCTGACCGGTGGCTGAGAGGATGTTGTTGAACGCCTCCTGCGCCTGACGATTGGCGACATCGCTCGTGGTCTGGCCGCTCTGGAGCAGACCAATGGCTTGCTGCCGGCGCTGCACATCCGCGTTGGCGATCGCCTCGTTGACGGCGCGAGCCTCACGGAAAGCGGACAGGTTGCCGAGGATGTTGCCGGTAGCGGTTCCGCGGGCGCGAGCGGCTTGCTCGGCAGCGCGGATCATCGTGGGATCGAGAGTGCCAGCCTGAGCAAGACCGGCTCCAATCTGGCGCTCGAGATCGCTGCGGATGGACTGTGCGTAGCCGGTATCCTGCGGGCCAGTAGGCATGCCCACGCGCTCGTAGGAGGGAGCGGCAGGAGAAGTCTCAGAGATGGGAGCTTTGCTGATATCGCTTAGGAACTGGGAATAGAGACCGGGAGTTCCGGGTCTTCCATCGGCAGCAGCAGTGCCATACCGCTCGGGATCAAGAGCCTGAAGCTCTTTAAGCCGTTGTTCGGCGAACTTGGTGCCGTACAGTTGAGACGCCTCAAGCTGGCGTTGGGCTTGAACCGGAGCAAGATCAGCAAGCGCTTGGCCGATAGCTTTGGTCAGCGCGATATCTGATGTCTTGCTAAAATCAACCGTTCGGAACTGACCGGTTTCCTTTCCATCCTTGTAGATTGGAACTTGGACTGTCTCTCCAATCCGGGATGCTGCCTCAATCTCGCGCTGGAGCGGAAAAGTTTCAATTCCGGCCATAACCGCTTCCCGGTTGGCCGCTGCCATATCTGGTGCTTTATATGATCCGCCCATAGGAAATCCTTCGGTTCATCAGTAGTTTGGAGTACCTGTCAAAATCGTACAAACGGGAAATGCCTTTGCGGAACCCACCCAGCTTGGTGACGTTCTTCGAGCATAGCCCCATCATGGCCAACCAGAGTGTCTGAACCGCATATGGCTCAGCACCAATAGCGATCTCAATCCACGCGATGTGACCGTCTGGGAAGTTGTTGTTCAGATCCTCGGACTCCTCTATCGAGTTGAGAAATCGAACAGCCCCTACGCCAACGCACTTACCATCCTCGTTCTTCACAATTCCGATCAGCTTCTTGGCATTGAAGATTCCAATCCAGTTGAGCAACTGATCATCGTTCCACGTGGAACAAGTAGGCCAATGTTGTCTCAGCAGTTGTGCCGCTTCGATGATGGTGGGATGTGCGGTCATTGCTGAGGACGCACAGAATCAACAAAGCCAGAAAGTATCGTGGACTGGAGACTCAACCGGCTTCCGCTGGTCGTGTTGATCTTGAACTGGATGTTGTTCCAACGTCCTCGGCTGATGAGGTTGTAAGCCGCCAGGAACTTCTGAGTGCTCGGGATGCTGATCGCTGGATCAATCGAGGTGAACGTCCCGCTCATGTTTGTGGCGTATGAGAGCGAAGCACCGATGCTTGAAGCGTACGGATTATCAAGCGCGATTTGGATGCTGTATCCGATCTTGTCCGGAATGGGCTCCCCGAGATTGTACGCCTTGGTGATGACCGTGGATTGGTAGGTGCTACCGCCGTCGAGGTAAGCAGACTGCTGCACGGGGCTGAGGCGGGTGTTGGGTAGGTAGTCGTTGAAAGACCAGACTTGGCCCGCACCTTCACTGAGCGAGATAATGTCGCCGGCGAACATGAGCACGGGGCCGAAGTTCGAGAATGCGGTGGGGATGAAGTCGTTGACCTGCCAGTTGTCCCAGTAACCGAGCCACGAGCGGGCCAGTGAGTGGTAGACGATGACCGCGTTGTTCTGGTTGAAGGTTCCTTCGAGTTCGATTGAAGAACCGGATTCGAGCAGAAGTGCTTCTTCGCTTTCCAACCCGATGGAGAACGGACCAGCGGTAACGAACGGAACGGCCAAGAGGTAGCGGTTGTTCCAGAACACGCCATCGCAGTATTCCAGCTTGGTCTTGTCGATGCGGCTGATCAGGTCGTTGATCGGGCTGCTGAGCGCGAGGCCAACGCTGGTCTGGGTACCCGCTTGGATCTGGGCCATTGAGCGGATGCCGTCGCGAGACAGGAAGAATACATCGGCACCGACCGCGGTGATCGAACGGTGCGAGGAGCAGCCGATATTGCCCGAGATGAGTGTGATGACCCAATCGGCTGGATCCTGCGTAGGATCGGCATCCACGCTCCAAATTGAGCGTTCCTTGAAGACGAGGAGCTTGTAACCGAACCACGAGTAGAGACCGCGGATTGGATCACCATCGCCACCGACACGGATGGAACCGAGCGGATCCCACGACTCGCCATCGAGGATGTCCGAGAAGTAGAGGGTATCTGGCTGGATGGTGGTATCTGCGGACACGGCCCACAGACGGTTGGTGTGGGTGGTGAGATAGAGCGGCTTGGCGGGAGCGGCGAGTGATACGAATGCGACCGCGTGGGACTGGTTTGTCGGTGAGATCGAAACCGTAGGAGCCGTGATGTAACCGCTGCCGGGGTTCGTGATGGTAATCGCAACTAGGTTGCCATCATTGGCCACAATGGCGGTGGCCGTAGCGGTTACACCGCTTGGCGGAGCCGATATGGTGATCGTGGGAATCGAGTTGTGACCTGAACCCTGCCTGATCACATCGATGCGGCTGATTTTGCCGGCTGTGATTGCCGCGTTGGTATTCGTGCTCGTGACATAACGCAGGGCGCTATAGCCGTCCGCGTAGAAGAGCTTGTCGTTGAGCTGTGCGAAGTAAACGAACCGGGAGGCGTCGTTGATCGTCGAGCTTGCGATCGAATTGTACGAGACTCCGGGTGAACCGTAGTAGAGATCCTTGGTACCGGTGTTCCGATTGAGAACGGCGATTACGAGGCGCTCGGAAGCCGCTGTATCGAAATAGAAGCCAGAGAAGACCTGCGAGTTGGTTGGTAGGTTACTGGCAAAGTTGGAAGTGGTGGACTCCCAGTTGGTGATGATGTCTTCCCAGTTGCGCGATTCGCTGTTGCCGGTCAGCGACAGGGTCCCGAGGCGTGTGACGAGGTTGCCGAAGTCGTCATAGTCCATGTTGATTGCCTCTTCCATGCTGGTGGCAGGAATGGCATCGGGACGAGTGGCGGAGATGACCCCGGTGGAGAAGCCAGTGCTTCCATCCAGAAGCATCTGGTCATCGAGCGCGTCTGAGGATTGGAAAGGCATTAGAGGATGTCCTGGAACGTGTAATCGTAGAGGCTATCCGGGATGATGCGGCTGATCTGCTGCTGTTGGCCACGCTCCATGTCCTTCATGATGGAGACCTGAGCAGCGCCCTCTTGGAACTTGGCCTGCGCCTTCCCGTACTGCCGGGAGTATTCGAGGAGATCGCCTTCTGTGTAGGCCATCAGTGCGTTCTCGACGCCGCGCAGCTCGAAGTTGGTATCGTTCGAGATGGTCTGGGCTTCGCCGAACTGGCGCATCTGGGACTGTTTCTTGCCCAGGATGAAGAGGGTGCCGTTGGTATTGGGTGTCGGGATGAGCTTGATGCGCGGGACACCGGCTTCACCGTAGGAGACACCGAGGACGCGAGCCCAGTTGACGAAGTTGCCGGGTGTGGACTTGCGGCTATCGACGTTGTTCCAAGTGTTGGGATCGAGCTGGAAGAACGAGACCCATTCGGCGGCTGGTACTTCGATACCATCGGTATCACCGGAGACCGTGAAACGGGATGCGACCGGGAAGTCGAGGAACATGTTGTAACCGGTCCCGGAAGTGTACGTGGCGGTGACGTACTCGGAGATGGTGACGAGTTCTTGGCCGTCTGTGACGGGTGTTGAGACGACTCCGAGGGTATCGTTCCAGAGGCACGAGTCCCAGATCATCGAGTAGCGGCGGATGCAGAACTTCTTGGCCAACGTGAGGGTGGCCGAGTCCGTGAACGAGAGCTTGTCGCAAGCCGCTTGGGCTACTTCGGAGGGTTTCATGCGAAGAACTCTTGGAGCGTCATGGCGGAGATTGTTGTGAAGCTGGATCCACCGTTTATCGCGTAGTTGAGGTACAGGTTCGTGACCGACAACGGAGAGAAGATGTGAACCTTGTACGTTGTTGAAGTGGACGATGACGGGGAATCGAGGAACTCGATCTTCGTGTTGTTGATCGCATTGACCTCACCGTCTTCGTAGCTTCCTGAAGCAATACCTTTCTGGCCTGTGCCAATCGAAGTTCCGATCTCGGTTCCGTTTCTGGTTACACGGAACAATACGAATTGAGAGGCGTTAACCAGTGTTGAGTAATTCAGGACGATGCTGACCAGAATCTTGGACGAAGTGGACCGAGGCGTGATCGACCTTGTTACAGAGGCGATCTCAGTTCCCGGACCAGTGAGTGATCCAGTGTAGTTGTATCGATCATCAGCAACCTGCTGAACGCACTGAGGAGCGTTGGATGAGTTGATGCCAAGTGAATTGGCTGTCACCACTTTTACCTTACTGGAGTCGCTTGCATCGGAGATGAGCACCTTGTCGTTGGCCAGATCAACGGGGACCGTCGAAATGTTCGGAGCGGTGATGTTGTCCGAGTTGAGCGTCAGCGTGTCGGTGCCAACATTGCCAAGCGTGGTGTTGCCATTGGCCGCGAGGTCTCCGGTGAGCGTGGTATTTCCGGTGACTCCGAGCGTAGATCCCACGGTAGCAGCCCCCGTCACCGACAGGATCGCCAGGGTGGACAAGCCGGTCACACCGAGCGTGGTACCGATCGTGGCCGCATTGGTAACACCGAGGCTATCGAGCGTGGATCCTGCGGTGACCGCAAGGCTCGCGAGCGTGGAGAGTCCGGTGACGCCCAGAGTGGTTCCGATGGTAGCAGCGCCGGTGACACCAAGGCTGGCCAATGTGGAGAGTCCGGTGACGTTGAGGGTGCTGCCCATTCCCACCGCTCCGGTGAGCGTGGAGGTGCCGGTGACTGACAGGGTGCCGGGAATCGTGAGGCCACCGGTGATACCGAGGGTTCCTCCGATGGTGGCATTGCCGCTGGTGATAAGGGAGCTGAGAGAGGTGGCACCGGTGACGTTGAGGGTACCGGCCACAGCGGTGTTTCCGCTGGCGGAAGCGACCGTGAAGCGGCTGGTTGCGACGCTGAAGTCTCCGGTGGAGTTGAGCGCGGTGGTGGAGACTTGGAGTGCGGAATCGTTGCCGCTGCCGTCGCTGAGTGTTCTGAGAACACCTGTCAGCGTGGCGTTATCGGCTGTCTTCAGCAGGCCAGTGTAGGTGCTGGCGACGGTACTGCCTGTGAGTGGTGTTCCCATACTATTCTCTTGGAGGTAGTGCGTACCAACCCTCGTGGATTGTCACGCGGTTTCGGCTTTTGACGGTGTTACCGCTGGCATCTTTGGCCCACACATGGGCTTTGACGTTTTCAGCCAGTCTGACGGGTTGTCCTGGCGGGACCATCACCACTCTTGTTGGGGCGCAGCCCAGCGGCATCAGCGCGAGCAAGGAGATCGTCGCGTAGGCGATTGTCTTTCTGTCCATCTTCAAGGGTTTGGTCTTTCTGATCTATGATCTTGTTGAGCGTGGCGTTGGCCACTCCTTGGGCTATGCTGAGGATTGGGTCCATAATGGAAAAGCCAGCGAGGTGTGAATCCCGCTGGCGATGCATTGCCGTTCTGGCGGGATGTTACTCGGCCTTCTTCTCGGCCTTCTTGTTCTTGAAAACGGACCATCCGATGCCGGCCAAAGTGATGACCGCACCGGCGATCTCATTGACTTGATCGAAGGAGACCATGCCCTTTGCGACGAGGAAGCCGCCGGCGGCGCTGAGACCGTGGCGGATGAGTGAGGCGACGTTGGGGTTCATTTCTTTTTGATGGCTTTGTAGAGGGCCGTGATGGCGGCGATTAGGGCGGCGAGGGCGGTTAGGAACCTAGTCCACTCGGTGAGTTCAGGGATGTAGGATGCGACCATTGCCACGGTCGCTGTTCCCAGCAACCCAACGATACCTCCGAATCCACCGCCATGATTGCTCGCGTCCATGGGTTACTCAGGCTTGTGCTGCTGCTGTGCGTTCACTTGGGCTTCAATGCTTTCGTACAAAGGAAGTCCAACCTTCATATTCATAACGTCTCCAGCCTTCATCCCGATCACGAGGAGTTGGGTAAGCTGTTGCAACTGTTGCAGTGTGAGTTCGATCTTAATCATGCGGCAGGAGCTTCGACAACGGTGGCCGGCTCCGCAACCAAAACCGGCTCAACCTGAGGCAGCATCGGAGGCACGATCATCACAGGAGGAAGCCACGGCAGCGGAGGAGCGATGACCGGAGGGTTGATCTGGTCGTTGATCTGCTGCGTCACGTTCGCTTCGATAGCCGTTTGATCGACGCCATTGCTGAAGCACCAGCCCAACACCTGCTGCTCGGTCAGATCCTCGTAAGGCGTGAACGATCCGCTCGGCGGCTGAAACGACGCGCTGCCGTAGCAGGTGCCGCTGTAGGTTTTCGCGTCGTCGCCGGTGCCGATGGTTTCGGTGCCGTTGCACCTCCAGTCGGCGGTGATGACGACATCGGTGAGTGAGCCTTCGGTGGGCTTAACGAGAAGGCGTTCGATGATCCAGTTGATGGAGATGGTGTTCATGGTAGTATGGATTAGGCGTTAGCGATGGTGGTAACAGTGCCAGAGCTTCCACGGTACTTCAGCGCACCGGCTTCGACGTAGAGTTGTCCCATGCCAGCAGGAGAAGTGCTTGGAGCAGTAGCGTTTGCAAGACCGAGAACCTTAGCAGCAGAGGTTCCGAATGTGCTAACCCCCACGCCGACGTTTTGCGCTGTATCGCAAATGATCGCGGCGGTGCCATTGGTCCGAATCTGAAGAGTATGATTGGAGTACGTCCCGACAATACCGACTCCAGTGTCGCTGATTACGCGCACATCAGCCTGACCAGACCGCTGAATCCTAAACTGAGTCGTCGAAGCACTCGCAATATCCAGATTAACAGCAGGACTAATCCCCACGCCCAGCCCCGAAGAGTTCAAAGTCATGGCGGTGCCAGCGACTCCGCCGACGTTCGACCAAGTGGCTACGCCGTCGCCAGCAATGCGATAGCGTTCAGATGTAGCGGTTGTGAATACAATCGGAAGTGCGCTTGCAGTGTAAATATACGGCCCTAATGCGTTGAT